AGAAGTGGTAGAGGCAATCCTCCCGAGCCTTATGCGAATGTTTACACAACAAGATAAGATTGTAAACTTTGAAGCTACCCAACCGCAAGATGTTCCTTACGCTGAACAAATTTCTGATTACTGCAATCATATTTTTACAAAAGACAATAATGGTTTTAACATTTTACACTCTATGTTCAAAACAGCTCTTCTTCAAAAAAATGGTTTTTGTAAAATTTATTGGAAGACCTCTAAAGAACAAAAAAAAGAAAGTTATAAAAATTTAACTGAACCAGAATACCAAGCACTACAAATAGATAATGAAGTAGAAATTATTGGTGTTGATAGCAGAGAAGAGGATATGATGGGGATGCCTCAAACATTGTATGATGTAGAGGTAAAAAGAGTACAAGATTATTCCCGAGTACAAATTGACCCTGTACCCCCAGAGGAAGTGTTAGTTAGCAAGCGAGCTACCTCATTACAAGATTGTGATTTTATTGCACAGCGAGTAATGAAAACTGTCTCTGAACTAATCGACATGGGCTACGATAAAAAATTAGTAGAAAGTTTACCAACTACTGAAGAACAAATTTATAATACCGAAGCAATCGTCAGACGTAGCTACGATGATGAAACAACCGATATGGATGTGAGCATGGTTGACCCTTCTCTTCGTGTAGTGCAAATTACCGAGTGCTACATGAAAGTTGACATGGATGGCGATGGGATTGCGGAGCTTAGAAAAATTACTGTTGGTGGTAGTGGGTATAACAATTACGTTATTTTAGAAAACGAAGAAATACCACTTATTCCTTTTGCAATGGTATGTGCGATACCAATGCCTTTTCGTTTCTTTGGTTTATCTTTTTATGATTTACTTGCTGACTTACAATTAGTTAAAACAACTATCCTTAGAAATACATTAGACAATATGTATTTCCAAAACAACGCAAGAACAGTTGTTGTTGATGGTCAAGCCAACCTAGATGATCTCTTAACATCAAGAGCAGGGGGTATTGTCCGAGTTAAAAATCCTAATGCGGTAACACCACTTCAAACACCGAACTTCTTAAATGATGGTTTAGCGATGTTAGGCAAGATAGAAGAATTAAAAGAACAACGATCTGGTGTACCAAAACAACAATTAGGATTAAACCCAGACACCATTAACAAATCACATACAACAGCAACATCCGTTAATCAGATGATGCAAGCCTCTACGCAACGTATTGAGTTGATAGCAAGAAACTTTGCCGAAGGGGTAAAAGATATATTTAAAAATATTTTAGCGATTGTTTGCGAGTATCAAGATCAAGAACGTATCATTCGTCTTCGTGGTAACTTTGTACCAATGAATCCAAGAGAATGGACAACACGATACGATGCAACAGTGCAAGTAGGATTAGGAACAGGTAATCAAGATCAACGCCTCCAAGTATTACAACAGGTACTCAACGTACAAGAAAAATTAATACAGGCAGGCGGTATGGGAACTTTAGTGACTCCACAAAATATCTACAATACATTACAAAAATATTTAGAAAATGCAGGATATAAGGATGCGAGTCAGTTTTTTGTAAACCCTGCTACAGTTCCCCCGCAACCACCTCAACAAAAACAACCCGACCCTGCAATTCAATTAGCGGCACAACAAGTTGAAATGCAACGACAAAAAGCAATGGCAGACATAGACATTAAAAATAAAAAATTACAACTAGATGAACAAAAACTAGCGGCTCAACTAATCAAAGATCAAAATGTAGAGAACATTGAAAAAGAAAAGCTAGCATCTAAAATTATACAACAAGGATTAAACTAATGGCTTTTACACCTTTCATGCAAAGCACAGAGGCACAAAGTATTATTGATAATTACTTAACAAATCCTACGCCTAATCAAAATACAGGTGTGTTTCGTAATCCACAGTACGATCTTCGTACAGATCAAGGTTTACCTGCTGATGCACAATTTCCAAATCCACAATTAGATTTTTCCGCAGAAGAAACACCTACTGACCCTTGCCCAGAAGGATATATGTTAGTTGATGGTGTGTGCCAACCTATAGAACAATTCGGTCAGTCATCGTATCAAGAAAATAATAATAACGATAACGAACAAGAAGAACGAAAATATATGTCTATTGAAGACATGAAAAATGCAAGTGATGAAGAATTTTTAGATTACTTAACAAGTGGGTTTTTAGGAAATAGTCTTTTAGGATATTTACCAAGCAAAGGCACACAAGTTACATTAAAAGGAACACCACCTAATATTTTATCTTTAGGGCTTGGTGTTTTAGGGTTAAATGATTCAGCACTACGAGAACGATTTATTATGGATGAGTTGACTAGACGAGGATATTTTACAGGTCAATTTGATAAAAATAAAAATCCTATATTTGATATTGGTAATAAAAATGTAAACACAAATGTTGGTGGTATTGAAAGTGCATTACCTCAAAATGTTCAAGGACAACCAGTAACAGATGTATATGGTGACACCTATCAGCAAATAGCTAACAATCAAGGAAACACAGGATATACATTTACAAGTGGTAATCCTCAAGATCAAGTAGGACAGGCTACACAATCTGGTGTTATTTACGGAGTAGGCAGAGGAGGTGGTCAATCTCCAAGTGGAACTGGTACACCTGTAAACTACAGTCAAACAGGAAATCCGTTTTTGACTCAACCACCACAAATGACAGCCGCACAACAACAGTACATGGAAGATTACGATAAGTAATGGAATTAGAAAAAGAACAACAAAGAGGACAACGAGCTAAACAAATATTAGAAGATGAAATATTTGCAGAGGCAATCAAAAGAGTTTCAGACGAGTTAGACCTAGAATGGATTAATTCGCCTGTAAGAGACACGGAAGGGCGAGAAAAAATTTACATGATGAAAAAAATGTTAAATGTCCTTTTGGTGCAACTACGATCTGTTATGGAAACAGGTAAACTGGCAAGTAAACAGATCAACAAATAATCTAAAATAAGGAGTTACAATGGCAGACACGCCTTCACAGGAATCTGCTGTTTCAAAACCAACCTATACAACAGATGAAACAGCAAAGGCTTTCGCTACCCTTTTAAATAACGAGACTGCAAGGAACGAAGAGCCTGCAACGGAAGTATCAGAAAGTAAGGAAAGTGATCTTCAAGAAGACACCACTGAACTTACGCCAGACGATATAGACGTAAACGACATAGTAGATAACGAAGAAACTATTTCAAACAGCGAAGAGACACTTTACGAAATTACTGTCAACGGACAGAAACAACAAGTTACCCTCGATGAGCTTATGAAAGGTTACTCTAGGGAATCAGACTATACCAAGAAAACAATGGAGCTAAGTGATAAGCGAAAAGAAATTGATAGCTTACAGTCAGACTTAGCGAAAGAGTTAGAAGCAGTCAAAAATTCTCGTAGTCAATATGCGAAACAATTAGATGATTTAACGCAACAGTTAGGCTCTAAGGAAGAAAATATAGACTGGGATTCTTTATATCAAGATGACCCTGCGGAGTATGTTCGCAAAAAAGCAGAGTCCGATAGACGTAAAGAAATGTTGCAACAAGCACAGCTTGAACAACAACGTCTTCAAGAAGAACAACGACTAGAGCAACAGAAAGTTTATGACGAGTACATTGCAAAAGAACGTAAAATTTTAGAAGAAAAACTACCAATCTATAAGAACAAAGAAAAAAGAGAAGCATTTGTTAAAAACTTAACAAACTTTGCTAAAGAAAATGGTTATACTGACCAAGAAATTGCAATGATGGTAGATCATCGTGCAGTTATATTGTTAGCTAACGCTTACAAATACGATCAGTTAAAGAAAACCAAACTCTCTGGTAAAAAAGTAAATACTCCTCCTCGAATTGTTCGACCTAATGCGTCTAATGTCACGGAAGCATCTAATGATAAACAACGTATTGATCGCAGAATGAATAAACTGAAAAAATCTGGATCACTTCGGGATGCACAATCGGTGTTGAAAGAAATGATGCAAAACACATAGGAGTTAATTATGGCTGTACCTACAAATACAGTAGAAACTTTTGATCGTGTTGGTATAAGAGAAGACTTAGCGGATGTTATTTATAATATAGCACCAACAGAAACCCCTTTTATATCAAATGCGGCATCTGGAACTGCTAGCCAAACTTTACATGAGTGGCAAACAGACGGATTAGCAAATGCGGCGGCAAATGCTCAAATAGAAGGCGATGACTACACATTAGGTAGCAGAGCTGCAACAACAAGACTAAACAACTACACACAAATCTCTGCTAAAACAGTAGGTGTGTCTGGCTCTGACCAAGCGGTTACTAACGCAGGTAGAGGAGACGAACTTGCATATCAATTAGCAAAACTTGGTAAAGAGTTAAAAAGAGATATGGAGTATGCAAACATTGGTGTAGAAAATGCAAAAGCGGCTGGTGCTTCTGGCACTGCAAGAGAGTCTGCATCAGTTGGTACTTGGTATGGTGGTAACATCGCAGGTACTTCAACAAGTGCAAG